CTACTCCCCGACCCCGATACGGGCGAACGGCCCATGGCCGAAACGTTCAGATATCTGTGCGACTTCGATCTCGCATGATGCCAACGCGGCGTCTGAGATCTGGTGTGACAAACTGTAAATCCAGTTGGGTTCGCTGACCGTGGTCTCGCGGGCCAGCGCGGAACCGACCAGAACCCGAACAAGATAGGCTTCAGTCGCTTCGCCAAGCGGAACGTCTGCGGCCTGCCATCCATCGCCGTCGATCCGGGTGCGTCTGATCCAAGCCACATGAAGGTCACCTGCTTCGCTCCGCTTGAGGCGGAGGTGTCCGGGACGGTAGGGACGGAGGCCTGCACCAAGGAATGCCGCACGCGTTAGTGTGACCGCATGATCATCATAGCCCCTTGCTGCGACGCCGATACGATAGTGGCGCTCAAGGCCTCGAGCCGAGAGTGGAAGGGCAAGTTGCTCCGGGCCGTGATCAAGAAACACGATCTGGCTTCCTTCCGGCCAACTTTCGGGAACAAGGGCATCGCTACCCGCCTGGCCTCGGAGGCGACCGCCAAGCGCATAGGTCTGCGGCCCGACCAACTCGGCATTTGAAAACTGAAAGACTTCCCAACGGTCGGGGGTTCCGTCGCCAATCGCGGCTGCGTTAATTCCGTTCAGAATTGATAGAACTTCCGCAGAGTTGATCGCTCCGCCGAAAACCCGAACCCTCAGAGGTTCTCCCCGATCGATCAGTCCAGCCCGGGCAAAGCGGAGCGGGGTCTCAGTCAAACCTACAATGGATGGAACTGAAATCAGTCGGTTAAGGGCGTAACCGTTATCGCTCGCCGAACTCCATATCGCGACCGGACCGGGCCATGGTGTCGCGCTTACGGCGATCCTTGGTGCATGAGGTTCCTCATCTCCGGACAAAAGCGGCAGGTCGAGAAAGGTCGAGAAAACTGGGACGGGAGCGACAGTTGGCTTGGCGATCGGTCGCTCTTCGACAGCGTCGCTCGCCTGATAGCTCGCCGCCTCGATTCGCGTTCCATCCAGAAGCTGCTGGTCGTACTGCTCCACCTTGTCGATGCGATACCGTGCATTTCCATATGAAATGACGTCTCCAGCACCGATGGCAAGGCGTGAACGAGGCAGCGCAACGCGAATGCTGTCTCGCGCGATGCGACTTTCCGCCAGCCAGCGCTCCACAATGCCTCGGCTCTCAGAAGTCGTCAGTGTCAAAGGCACTTCCGATTGCGAAACGGCGTTGCTGTTGTCTGTCGGGAAAACGGCCTCGGTCTGACGCGTCGCAAAATCGCCTTCGGCTTCGACATAGCCGAGCATGACCCTGCCGATCACTTCCGTTTCTGCCCCACGGGTCAGTTCTACAGAACCATCGGTCTCGTCCGAAACGGCCAAGTGGCTGGCGTCAATTACCGCATTCACCCGAGCGTCGCGCGACCGGAAAGTCAACACGCCATCGCGCTCGATCGCGTCGAAACCGAACGCGAGCATCAAGGGTTGCAGGCTGGACCGCGCCGTCTCGATCTCTGCTAGTCCATAGCCGCGAAGGTAGCCAAACAGGCGCGACGTGTCGAAATCGGTCACGCCCGACCTTTCACATAAATCGCCCACCACTGACGAAAGAAGTTGCCCAGTGGCGCGACCGTTCAACCAGTGACCACGAGCATAATTCTCGCCGTCGCTCCACGCAGAAGAAAGGTTTGGAAAGACGGGAAAGGGCCTTGCATCCCACGCCCAGACATGCCCGCGCGACATGTCCACCATCCGGCCACCGAGAACTGGAGCAGAGGGATTGTTGAACTCGTTCGACCAGAACTCGGTCATAGCCCGGAGGTACTGTAACTGAATGAGGTCGTCACGGCGACCAGTGGAAAATCTGGGCGCACGCGATTCCGAAGATTTTGGATCGATGAACTTGTTGGGCTCATTCGTCCCCTTGTCGACAGCCGGGCAGCCAAGCTCGGTAAACCTGATCGGTTTCGATCGAGGAACCCAAGCCGTTGCCGCCACGCTTCGAATACCGCCTACCCTGTCGTGATGCGGCAGGGACCACCAGCTTTTCAGATCCTTGTAGCGAAAAACCCAAGGTTCGCCGAACGCTCCATCGGTGATTGGCACGCGGCGCTGTATCTCTTGACCTTCCGACGAGTCATAGAACCAATCAAACCCTTCACCGCCCGCGACGTTCGACTTGAGGTAGTCGAGATCATAGATCGACCCCCACTCCGCGTCCGCATGTTCTTCTCCGTCGCGCCAGTCCGACAAGGGCATGTAATTGTCGATCCCGACGAAATCGATGTTGGGATCGGACCAGAGCGGGTCCAAATGAAAGTGATGGTTACCCTCGCCCGTCGCGTAGCCGAAGTATTCGCTCCAGTCGGCGGCGTAGCTTAACTTGACGGTGGGACCCAGGATTGCGCGTACGTCTGCGGCAAGCGTCTTGAATGCGGTAACGGCTGGAAAGCTGTCGCCGGCGCCACGCACCTGCGTCAGCCCTCGAAGCTCCGATCCGATGCAGAAGCTGTCAACGCCACCTGCAACAGCACAAAGGTTGGCATAGTGCAGAATGAACCGCCGGTATCCCCAGTCCGCCGGACCGGAGTAATTCACTGTGCTGCCTGACCGGGTGAAATGGCTGCGTTGCGCCGCGCCAAAGAAGGCGGCGACTTCGGCGTCTGCGGCAGCGGTGCGATCTGGAGTTCCCACCAGACCAGGCGCGCGCGATGTTGTGATCCGGCCGCGCCAGGGTAGCGCCGGTTGCCCCGGGTTTCCTGTCCACGGATTCGGCAAAACGTTGTCGGCCATTTGTTCCATAAGCACGAAGGGATAGAACATCACTTCCTGCCCTCCCCCACGGATCGCCTGAACCGCTTGGATGACCGACGCATCCGCTGGGGTGCCGCCATACAATGGCCGGCCATTCACTTGTCGTATCTGCTCCGCGGAAGCGCGCCCAATTCCTCCAGCCCGCCACGGCATACCAGCTCCGTCCGCGCGCTTTTGCTCCACCTTGGGCAAAACACGGCACGCTGCGCAACGCAGGTCATTTCCAAACCAGGATACCACCAACGAGACCGAACCGACATTCGGTAGTTCTTCCCGAAGATGTCGGAGCGACGTGGAAAAATCGGACTCGCCCGACAGAGAGTTCATGTTGGCCGATCTGTTTACACCCGGCCCTTCGGGGTAGTGAACCGGGCTTGTCGCCAACGCATACTCGCCAGTCCCGGGCATCAGCGCGACTGCCCGCACCGCGTGAGGAAAGTCAGTGGCCTTCTTGGCAGCCGCACCCTGAGCAGATCGGACAACCTCGAACGAGAACTGAGGTACCCGGTTTCCAAAGCTTTCGAGGGCGAGGTCCTCAATCACGACATAGGCTATGCCCCGATAGGCCGGAGCCATACCCGCCCCTTCGACCGCCTCGATCTTGGCGTCCGGTTGTTGCGTCTCGCTGCCCCGATAAACTCTGATGTTCAACTGATTGCGAGGGATTTCATTGCCGTCGGCCCAGATCCGACCAACTCGCAGGATGCTGCCTTCGCACAGCGCGACCGCCAGGCTGACGGAATAGGAAAAACTCTGGACCGTTGTCGTCGGCTGGCGCGAGCCGCCCTTTCCCCCTCGGCCTCCGCCCGAGGTCGTGGTGGTCACAGTCTCCAGAAACCGCGTTGCCCAGATCACCTGACCAGCCACACGGACACGACCAAAGACCTGCCCGATGGCGGCGCCTTCGCTGGCGCCCATGACCCTGAAGCGCTCGACACGTCCCGTCTCGACGACAGTCGATCCGGCACCCATCAACCGTTGATCAATTGCCTGCCCGAGGATTGCACCGGCCGCACGTCCGATCACCGCCCCGGAAAGGCCCAGAACGGTGCCACCGAAGCCTGCTCCGATGGCGCCGCCTACGGTCGCCAGAAGAACTGTCGCCACCTAATTTCCTCCAAGCGGAAATGCAAAGAGCGCCGCGATGCGCCGCTCCCATGGCTCTGAAAGCGACGTCTCGATCACACCGTGCCCGGAATAGGAATGGATGAAGCTCGGCGCGGTGCCGACCTCGCCACAGATGCCAAGATGCTTCGCGACACTTCCATCGCGCATCCGGAACAAGAGGACGTCCCCCGACTTCAGCGGCCAGGATCGGGAGACAAGCAACCTTCGCGCCGCTTCGAGCAACACTTCCTGCCCGCCAGGTTCCGCCCAGTCGGGGGTGTAGGCTGGAACCTTCACGGGCTCGTCGCCGAACACTTCGCGCCAGACGCCGCGAAGCAATCCGAGGCAGTCAGTGCCCGCGCCACGGGTCGAAGCCTGATGACGATAGGGCGTTCCGATCCAGCTCCGCGCGACGGCGACCACACGATTCTGCGGGGCTTGCGTCATGTCAGTTTGCCACCGTCGTTCAGACCTGCGGAAACCGGGTAGGAAATCAGCCAGTCTTCGCCCGGAACATGTGGAAAGCCACGAAAATTCAGGAAGTTGTTGAATTTCGCTCGGCACGTCTCGGCAAGCTTGTCACAACCGGGTTCGAGCCTGACCAGGTCACCCGTTGCAAGGTTCGTCCCAAGTTGTTCCCAAAGCTCGACGCTGCGATAGGTCCCAACCTGGGTGTCATTCTTGATCTGGCCGACCAAGCCTCGTCCAGCTCCTGACAGAACCGTCAGTTTTCCGCGTTCGAACCACCGTTCACCAAACCCGACCAGGTTCGAGAACCGAAACAGGCGACGCTCTGCCAGTGTCTCTATCGGTAGCTCCGCAGAGTAACCCGACCGATTCAGATCGAACCCGCAGGCAACGTCACCAAGAATCGCCGAGCATCCTCTCTGATAGACCCGGCCTTGAGGTTGGTTCAGGGCATCCGTTTGCCCGCGAAGCTCGGCGCGGAATGCCCCGCCCGACCGAGTGATCTCGCCCATGGTACCCCGAAACTGCAGAACGCGTTCCTCGACGTTCTTCCAGTTGACGAGCCAGGCACGCACTTCCGCACCATCATATCGCCCCGACATCAGGTCGATCTCAGTGACCGCCGCCGAATTCAGCGCCCCGATTGCCTCCGTGTTATCGACAGACAAGCCCATCGTCTGCTGCAGCGCCTTGGCGGTCATCCCGGAATCCGCTCTGAAGCGGAAGCCTTCAAACGCCAGATCGTTGTCATGATCGGTGAAGCCAAGTTTCTCGCCGTCCCTGCGCTCGACACCCCATGCCCGGCAGACCGACGTCGCACCTGACGCCAGATGTGAAAACAGTGCCGTGTGGTGATCCGTCATAGACGCACCTCGACGACCGGAACCGACGGAACGTCACCGGCCTGAAAACTCGCGACCGACGTCTGGATCCGGTCGGTATCGAAGCGAACGGGGACATCGAACTCGAAACCTGCGGTCACCTCTACACCAACATCAGGCGGATCAAGAAAGCGGACTATGCCGGTCGTCCAGTCGACGACCCAATCAACACTTTCCGTCTTCGGATCGCCCGAAACAGCCAGGTGGACAGTGCCAGAAACGGGCTTTGATACGGGTCGATGGTAGGTTTGCGCGCCAGAGACGTAAGCCTTTGACAAGGCAAACTCGCAATTTGTACCGTCGCCAACGCCCAGAAACTGATCCTGCGATCCGACAGTCTTCGAAGCTGCACAGGACTTGTAATCGGCCCAGTCCTTCCAACGGAAACCAAACATTTGGCCCTGCCTCGCCTCAAAGAACGCGATCAGCGACTCAATGTCGTCAAGTGACCGAAGCCCGAGACCGGCATCATAACGACGGCGCGAATGCGCCCAGGGCGTGTTGCGCTCCTCGAATCCATTCGTCAGCGTGACAATCTCGGTCCGCCGCTCGGGCCCTCCGATTGACCCGAAGCTCAAGTTCGCGGGGAACCGCACCTCATGGAACGTCATGTCCTTACCTCACCTGTTCCGCTGCCCGCGCGCCAGCGCCCGGCTCGCCTGCGCTGCGATCTGGCTCTGGCTCCGTTGAAACCCCTGGACGTCGGGGGTCTGGATGTTCATGACAATGCTCACCGGTCGCATCCCTCCGGATGTCTGCACGCCCAGCCGGCCATCGGCACCTCGGGCGAGGGGCATGATTGCCTCTGGACCGGCCTCACCCATCAAGCCGCGGCCGCCGCGCATCGGAAACATGGTAGGCTGCGAGACCACCCCCCTCGGGCAAACGGTGTGACTCGCCCGGCTGAAAACACTCCGCCGGCCGCAAAGGGAAGGAACGTGTTCATCGCCCCTTGCAAACCGTTCGAAATCACCCCGGACAGCGCATCGGACACCGGTCGCGTCGCCACGCGATAAACCGTGTTCTGGATGCTTTCGCCCACCCCCTGCAGAGCATCGGACAGCTTCATTCCGTCGAACATGAGGCCGTCAAAGGCGCGTCTGAGGCCGTTTCCGATGCCGCTCGACAGGTTGCCAACTTCGCGACCGGTGACGCCGAGGCTGTCCCGCATCCGTGCAAGTTCGCCGTCGAAACTGGCCGCCATCCCGGATGCGCCACCAAGGGTCGCTTCAAGCGCCGCCACCTGGTCCGCCAGGGTGTCGATCTCAGTCATGATCCTGCCTCCTCATTCCATCCGGAAAGGCTCGCGCCAGTTCTTCGAGCCGTGTCCGTGTCAGGGGCGCCACGAGTGCGTCTGCTTGCGCCATGATCCGCAATTCGACTGGTGTCAGTCCCCAGAAGTGGTCCGGCGACAAACCCAGTTCGAACAAACCCACCCGCAACAGGCCGGGCCAGTCGAGGCTCATGTCTCGCTCGGCAACGCAAACGCGCGCGCCAGCAATTCAGCTGCGATGCGCGACGCCTCGATTGCCCCTCCCCGGATCTCGACGGTCCTCAGATCGGCCGCAGAACCGCGCCACCCTCCGCCGCGAAGTCCTGCGACGATCAGTGCCAGAACATCGCGGGTCGAGAAGCGCCCCTGCTCGAACCTCTCGACGAGCTCAAAAAGCGTGCCCGTTGCCAGCCCCGCCTCGAGTTCGGCCAGCGCACCAAGTGTCAGCTTCGCAACATGACGCTCGCCGTCCAGCCAGATTGAGACTTCACCTGCCCAGGGATTTGCCATCAGAGCGCCGTAAACCCAAGCACGCCTGCAGACGCGAGCGAAAGTTCATAGGTTGCCTCGCCATTGTGGCTTCCCGCGTACTCGATCGAGGTGATCTGGAAAGGGCCCTCGATAACCCCGAAGCTTGGAACGATGACCTGGAAACTGGGGACCTCGCCATCAAAGAAGATCTGGCGCGCCCGCTCGTCCGTTGCTTCATCCCGAAAAACGCCCGAGCCCGTGATCGACGCTGACCGCACCCCTGCACCAGCAAGAAGTTCGCGCCAACCGCCCTGGCTCTCGAGGCTCGTCACATCCACGCTTTCTGCGTTGAAACTGATCCGCGTGGCGCGTAGCCCCGCAATGGTCTCAAACATGCCTGCTCCATTCAGGTCCAGCTTCACCAGCAGGTCCCTACCGTTCTGGGCGCCCATATCTTGATCTCCACTATGGTGTTTCCGCGAGCCGGACTGTTCCGGTCGCTAGTCTTCGACCCGGGCCCGAAAGGTCAGGTCGATGCGTCCGATCCTGCCTTCGTCCAACCGCCGCGCCACTGCCCGCAGGAACCAGATGCCCACCACTCGACCGCGAGAAAGCGGCGGCAGATCCAACGCCATTGCATCCGAGATCGCCATGGCCTTTTCCTTGGCCAAAAGGAAACCCGCTGCGTCGCTCACTATGCTGACGGTCAGTCGATGCTCGGCGCCCATGCCCGACTTGTCAGACTGATCCCGGACATCCTCTTCGCCGATAAGGACAAATGTCCCCGTCCGTCGACCCTTCGTGACAGCGTCAAGCACCGGGATGCCCTGAAGCTCGGGCAGGGCGCTCAGCCGCGAAAACAACGCAGCCTGTAACGCCGCTGCAGCCCCATAGGTCATGACGGCACCTCTTCACGCGCAAAACAGGTAAGGTAACGGCCGCCGCGGTCGCGCTCGGTCACCGCGATGATCCGGAAGAACCGCATTCCATCGCGGAAGCGTTGCTCCGGTTGAGGTCGCGCAGCACTGCCAACGGACGCAGCGCGAACCGTGATCCTGTAGGAGACTGTCGAGACCGTGATTTCTTCGCCCGGCACGTCCCGCCCGGCACCGGCAACGACCTCCGCCCAGTGTTCGCCCAGGCCCACCCAGACTTCGGCATGGCCACCCGCCCCGTCAGGTTCGATCCGGCGCGCCTCGAGCAACAACCGCCGGGACAGCAAGGGAAGCGTCATGCCTGACCCCCACCCAGAACCCGGACCGTCCGCCAGCGCTCGATCAACGCCATGATGCCGAAAGGAAGCGAATGTTCCCTCAACCCCATTTCACTCCGGTTCTCATAGAACTCCGCAGACAGCAGCAAGACAGCCTGACGCAGATCGGGTGGCACGTTGGTCCAGCCAGTGCCGAAGCCCGCCATGAAACGCACCTCAGCCCAGCCGTTGCGCGGGATGGCAGGCAATGCGGTTCCACAGGCCGCAATCCTCGGTCGATGCACATCCGCGACAAGCCGATAGGTGTCGGTCGGGACAACGGTCGTCGAGCCAAGCCCGTCATGCAGCGTCAATCCAGTGATCGACTGGATCGGAGCAATCGGCAGCGCCTGCGTGGCGCCATCGCGCCATGCCTCCACCACCCAACTATAGGTCCGCGGGATAAGCGCTTTTCCGATACGGCCCTCGATCGCGGCCATCGCCGTCCTCAGATAGGCCTCGATCAGGCCGTCCTGAAGGCCATCCTCGCCAAACCCGCTGCTAAGCCGAAGATGGTCGCGCAGGTCGGCGATCGGCAGTTCCGCAGTCGGCACGATCGCCTCTTCGTACAAATACATGGTGCTTCTTCCCGACCAAGCCCGGAGGCAGACGACACATGACGCCTCGATGCCCCGGAAAAGCATCGCTTCCCCGGGACCTGTTTCCAGCAAACGGGGCTGCGCTTAGCTTGTCGCGAACTTCAAAAGTTTGATCGCCGCGAAGTCGCTGATGTCGCCACCGACCCGTTTCGTCGCGTAGAACAGCACATGCGGCTTGGCGCTGAAGGGATCGCGCAGCACGCGCAGGTCGGGTCGCTCCGCAATTGTGTAACCGGACCGGAAGTCGCCAAAGGCAATGGCATGCGCGTTGGCGGCGATGTCAGGCATGTCTTCGCAGATCAGAACAGGATATCCCATCAGACGGGCCGGTTCCGCGGCGGCCAGACCATCGGACCACATGAACCGCCCGTCCGCGTCCTTCATCTTGCGCACCGCGCCCGCAGTCTTCGAGTTCATGACAAATGTCGCGTTTGTCCGATAGTCGGCGCCGAGCGCGTAGATCAGGTTCACGATGCAGTCGACGGCATTGGTCGTCGGGAAATCCGCAACCGCGCCGGACGACACATAGCCAAGCGACCCCCAGGTCCAACTGCCATTCGCGACCTTCGGCGCCAAAAGAAAACCTTTCGGCTTGTCGATACCGTCGCCGCTCACGAAAGCGGCCGACTCCGCCCGGATGAACCGGGTGGCGATCTTGCCGGCAAGCCATCCCTCCACGTCGAAGGCACTGTCGTCCAGCAGCCGCTGGCTCGCCTTCGGCATCGCGCTCAACTCATGCAACCGAATCGAGATGCGCTCGATCAGCGGCGTCGCCGTCTCGGCTTGAGCGGCAGCCTCGGTTGCCCAGCCGGACCCGACCTCGCTGCGATCGATCAGCACGTCGAACGAAGACGAATCGACCTGCACAACATTGGCGATCTGCCGCACGGATGACGTGGACAGCAGCATCGAGCGGATCGTGTCGGAGGTCTTCGGATCGACGAGATACCCGCCATCTGCCGCAACAGCGGTCCCGAGCGCCTTGCCCTCAAGGTTCAGCCCCCGCAGGCCATCGTCGTCACCATTGCGCAGATACGCGCTGAAGGCCTTCGTATGAGGCGCCTCAAGATCGGCAGCAGCCTGCAGCGTCGGGCGACCGTAGGTCGTCGTCTTGGCGTTCAGCATGGTCAGTCGCTCTTCCTGTTGTTGCAATGCACTTTTCACTTCGCCCCGAAAGCTGTTGAAGTCCTTCAGGAAGCCCATCATCGCCTCTGCCGCTTCCGCAGCCGGCTCCAGGGCGCTCGGCATCGCTGTGCCGGCCCCCGCCCGTCTCTCGCCCATCGTATGTTCCCCAGTTTGGTAGCCGATCAGCGGCCTGTCAGATCAAGCCGTGTTGCCTCGATTGCCTGCGCCAGCGTTCGCCACACCCCGTCGCCCAGAGTGTCGCCCTTGGCCGAGACTCGTGCCTCGGTCTGCATGGGAAAGGTCACGAGCGACACTTCCCACAAATCGACGTCCTGCAGAACGCGCTGGCCCTTGCCGTCGCGATCTGCCCGGACTGTCCGGTAACCGATCGAAAGACCATCGATCGCACCCGCGGCCAAAAGGGCCGCTGCCTCACGTCCTTTCGTGACCTCGACCAGCACACGACCCTTGACCCACAGGCCGGTCGCGTCCTCGCGGACCTCGTCCCAGACTCCGATCGGCTGGGTGGCATCGTGCTGCCACAGCATCTTCACACGCCGTCCCTCGGCGGCAAGGGCACCCAGCGAACGCCCATACGCGCCCCGCTGAACCACATCGCCCCCCTGATCCCGGCGCCCGAACACCGAGGCATATCCCTCGACGACGGCACCGTCCGAAAGCGTCAACCCCGCTTCGGGTCGGTGAAACTTCCGTTCCAGTTCCGCAAATTCACTCATGTCGGTTACCTCACCGCTGCCGCAATCAAGGCTTCGGCCATCTGCGCCAGCAGAAAAGCCGCGACGCCGTAGACTCCCAGCCAGATGCGCCGCTCCAGCCGCTCCAGTGCCGCGTCTATCTGGACAAGCCGAAACTCGAGCGCCGCCCAACGTTCCTCGGCAACGCGCTCGTTCGCTTCGATCCGGGCCGATGCCGCATCGAAGCTGTCGAACAGAAAGCGCGAACCGCCTGAAACAACCCGTCCCGTCATGCGCCCTCCAGCGGCGGCAACCCCAAGGCCAGCCGCTTTTCAGCCACCGTCAGGAAGTCCGCCGCACCGACCCGCGCCCAGTGCTGATCGCGTTCAATCGCGAGGGCCGGCACGGCATCCAGATCGACACGCAAATCCACCGTCTCGCCCGAAAAACCGCTCAGCCAGTGCGCCACAGCGGCAGTCACCCGCGCAGCTAGCGGCAGGACGGTCAGGCGGTAAAAGGCACGGTTCGCCTCCTGATAGTTTGCATAGGTGGCGTCTCCGGGAATGCCCATGAGCATCGGCGGAACGCCGAAAGCAATGGCGATCTCCCGCGCTGCCGCCTCCTTCGTCTTCTGGAATTCCATATCGGAGGGCGAGAACCCCATCGGCTTCCAGTCCAGCCCGCCTTCCAAAAGCATGGGCCGGCCCGCGTTCCGCGCGCCCTGATGATGGCTCTCCATCTCGCTGACGAGCCGCTCATACTGATCATTGGTCAGCGCGCCCTGACCGTCCACGCCCCGGTAGACGATTGCCCCCGAGGGACGCGCGGCATTGTCCAGCAACGCCTTCGACCAGGCGCTGGCCGAGTTGTGGACATCGACCGCCACCGCCGCCGCCTGCATCGGCGAGAAACCGTAGTGATCGTCCTGCGGATGGAACGCCTTGATGTGACAGACAGGCGCCACGGGCAGCGTCATGTCAAACCGGTGCGCGCGCCCCCCGACCGAGTAGTCATAGGCCACCGGCCACCCGTCCGCGCCGGGCACAAGGCTCATGCGGTCCGGCCGCAAGACGTGCAGTTCCCCCGGCAACGATCCCGGCCCGGGCACAGCCTCAAGATAGGCATTCCCGCTCAGCAGCAGAAAACCATAGGCCGCCTCCAGGAATTCCGCTCTCCCCTGTGCCGGATTCGGCCGACGGATAAGGTCGAGGATCGGATGCACCTCGTATCGCCGCGCTTCGTCCTGCAGGATCAGCGGCAACGCCGCAGCCGTCTCGGCGATCAGCCTCACGGCGCGAAAACCGACCGGATTGCCCTGAAAGCCGGTCCGTGTCAGCGAAACCGTATCGCGCGCACTCCATGCGACACGCCCTGACGCCTGCATTGCCACGACGCGCCCCGTGGCCGATGCCTTACGCTCCGGCACCGCCACGGGCGCTGATCGCTTCAGCAGGTTGAAAACCATGTCGAATAGCTCCCCGTGATCTGCATGACTTCGCCAGGCCCGGCCCGAAACCGCGCGCATGGCTCACCTTGTTCAAACTGTCGGTCCTGCCTGCGAGGCGCACACGCAGCCGCGACGTGCGTCGATGGATGCACGCCTCGCGAGGGCAGCCCCCGCCCGCAGGCGATATCGCTAGAGTGTCCGCACCTGAGGGCGCCGCCAGACCTTTGCCGGATCGATCAGGAGGTCGGTCAAGGCCCAGACCAGGGCATCCACGCGATCCGGGCTTCCCCGGCCTTGGTAGCCCTGCCCTGTCATCCGGCACATCTGGTCCTCCAACGCGCCGAGGCCCCTCAGGTGCGCAACTCGGCCCTGCTCGTAAAGCGCGGCCACAGGCTCAGCCCGCGCGATCTTCCCCTTCGAGGCATGGACACCCCGATAGGGAACCAGCGCGTCTACCTGCCGGATCACCGTCTCGACCAGTTCGCCCCCCTGGTTTACCTCGGCGACCAACCGGTCCGCCCCATGCCGGCGGAACGCCGCAATCGCCGCCTCTGCCCATTTCTGGGGCGAGGCCGCGGCAACGCTGGCATCTTCAAGAACAACGGCGCGCCACTGCTGCGGCGGCCCGTCGGTGACCGCTCCGACGACAACGATCCCGCACTCGTCCGAAGCCTTGCTTCCCGTAACAGGCGGGTCCACGGCCACGACGATGCGTCCCACGCGTGGCGCGACCTCGACGCGGGCGACCTCGAGCATCGCCGTGGACCAGAGCGCGCCCTCTTCCTCTTCCAGAAGCACGCCATCCAGTTCCTGTCGGCCGATCCGCGTGCCCGCATATCGGGCCTGCACTTCTTCCAGAAACGAGGCCGCAAGATAGGCGCGGTTCGCATCCGTAGGGGCATGGGTCAGCACGGTTGAGGGGTTCTTCAGCACTGCCTTCAACACATCGACGTTGCGCGGCGTGGTCGTGACAACCTGGCGCGGATGCTTGCCAAGACGCAGCGCGAACTGAAGCATGTCCCAGGCCTCTCCGGCCCGCTTCCACTTTGCAAGCTCATCCACCCAGGCCGCGTCAAACTGCGGACCGCGAAGGCTTTCCGGCTCATGCGCCGAAAACACCTGGGCGACAGCCCCATTCGGCCAGACGAGGCGTTTGCGCCCGGCTTCCCATTCCGGTCGCCGGTCGGGCGGCGAACATGCCAGAACACCGCTCTCGCCAAACACCATCACCTCGCGGACCTGATCGATCGTCTCTCCAACCAGCGCCACGTGGCGCGAGCGTCCCGGGTCTTCGGGCCCCGCCCCCTCGACCTCGGCCCGAACCCACTCGGCGCCGGCACGGGTCTTCCCCGCGCCGCGCCCGCCCATGATTACCCATGTCTTCCAGGCCCCATCGGGCGGAAGTTGGTGCGGCAAGGCCCAGAACTCGAACATCCAAGGCAAGGCCAGCAAGGCGTTGTCATCAAGTCCCGACAGGAACTCATCCACCACCTCCGGCGTCGCGGAGGCAAGCCAGGCGGCGCCCGATCTCAGTCCGGGCGGCGTCAAAATCGAGGGCATGGTCGCCGACGACGCCTGCGATTTGCTTGCGGAGTTTTTCAACGCGGGCCCTTTCATCCATCACCATTTGAAAGGCCAGCTTCAGGTCCTTGACGGCCTGGACTGCGAGCTTCGCCTCGTCGATCTTGCCTTTCCGCAAGCCACGCCGGGCGCGCGCCAGATCTTCCGCTGCTTCCCGGTAGAGGTCTTCCGTTGCTGCCAGAAGATCGACCGGCGCCTCGTCCCCGGTAGAGAAGTTCTCTGTCATTGACTGCCGCACCCACGCCAAGCACCTCCGCGATCCGATCGAAATGAAAAAAAAGCGGCCCCGGGGGTTCCCGCGCCGCTCGCCCAT